GCCGAGCGGTTAGGTTCTTGGCTCGAGCTTCGCTCTCACGGCTTTAGAAAGGGAATCGGGCTTTCTCTCGTGCCCTACGCCAGAAGCAGAGATACGACCGAACCCGCCATCGTAGCCGCCCTCGAGAAGATCGGCGCGACCGTCGTACGTACGAACGAGATAGACCTAATCGTAGGGTTTCGGGGTCGTACCTTTCTACTCGAGTGTAAGGGCACTAGAACCCCGAAGACGCCCTTCCAGAAGCGACTTAGTTCCATGTGGAACGGCGGGCCGTACGTCTTCGTTCAGACCGTAGAGCAAGCGCTAGAAGTCGTTACGAAGTAGATTACGCACCGAGTAACGTACCGAGGCGCTATGGCGAACGAAGCGAACCTAGTAGCCCCCTGGAAGCCCGGCGAGACCGGCAACCCGAAAGGGCACTCGGCCGGCCGGCGCAAGGCTAAGAAGCTACGCGAGGCGCTCGATATCATCCTAGAGGGCGACGTTCCCGACGTACTCTTGCAGGAGCTACCCGCCGAGCTGCTCGAGGCGATGCCCGAGGGCGTTACGTTTGCCGAGATTATCGCTATGCGGGTCGCCATAGTCGGCGCTCGAGCGCAGAAGACCGACCAGATACTCTCGGCCGCGAATCTGATACTCGGCGCGCAGACGAAGCCCGACCCCTTCTCGAAGCCGCCCGAGCGTACGCCGCCCGTACTACCCTCGACCGAAGAGCGCCGGCAATCCATCGCCGAGCAGCTAGGGCTAGACGTTGGCGACGGCGGTTAGCTGGCCCGTAGGCTCGCTCGTATGGCCGACGACGATCAAGCTCGAGGCGACGCCGACCGCCCGGCAAGCGCTCGCGCTCTCTATGGATTGGAAGCGAGAGCTACTCTTCGGCGGCGCGGCCGGCGGCGGCAAGTCGTACTTTCTGCTTATGGCGGCGCTGCAATACGTCGACTATCCCGAGTACCGGGCTCTAATCGTACGCAGGACGTTCCCGCAGCTCAAGATCGCCCTGGGGCTACTAGAGATCGCTGAAGAGTGGTTAAGCGGTCAAGCCGAGGGCGTCGATACGGTCGACGGCTTGCCGACTCGTTGGTTATTCCCGTCGGGCGCTAAGCTCGACTTCGGCCACTGCCAGCATCTCAAAGACCGCTACCAGTATCAGGGCGGCGGCTGGCATTTCGTCGGCACCGACGAGCTAACGCAATTCCTGGAGCGTCAGTACCTCTATATCTGCTTCTCGAGGCAACGACGAGAGCTAGCCAGCTTGATTCCGATGCGTACCCGAGCGACGTCGAACCCGGGCGGTATCGGCCATGAATGGGTACGCGAGCGCTTTAAGATACTCGCCGACGAGGTAGGGCCCGACGATCCGGCCGCTTTCGTATCGCTCTCGAGGGCTTTCATACCGTCGAAGATCAGGGATAACCCGCACCTGGACGCCGACGACTACGAAGCAAGCCTACTCGAGCTACACCCGTACGAGCGCGCGCAGCTTATGGAGGGCGACTGGGACGTACGCGCGCCGGGCTCGCTTTTTCAGCGCGAATGGTTTCGGGTCTTGCGGGCTACACCCGGCAAGGTACGCAAGCGCGTACGCTATTGGGACCTCGCCGCGACCGAGCCGAAGAAGGGCCGAGACCCCGACTGGTCGGTCGGGACCAAGTACGCCGCCGTAAACGCCGCCGAAGTCGATTACGTCGTCGAAGACGTAGAGCGCTGCCAGCTAGAGCCGGGCGGGCTCGAGGTACGCATACGCGCAATCGCCGACGCCGACGGGAAAGCCGTACCGATCGTGATCGAGCAAGAGGGCGGCTCGGCGGGTAAGATCGCCGCCCGCGCGCTCGGTCGCGCACTAGAGGGCTATACGGTACGCTTCGAGCGGTCTACAGGGTCGAAGAAGGTAAGGGCGGGGCCGTTTGCCAGCGCTAGCGAGCAGGGCAGGGTCGGCGTCTTAGAGGGCCAGTGGTTAAACGAGTGGGTACGAGAGCTAGAGAGCTTCTCGGGCGAAGACGACCAAGGGCACGACGACCAGGTAGACTCCGTGAGCGGCGCGCATAATGAGATCGCCGTAGCGAAGGGCGTTACGTGGGAAGACCTCTACCCGACCTAGTACCCGATGCCCGATAGTTTCGCGCCGCCTACTCGGCCTACAAGGCGCGTCGCCCTATGACGGTCGACACCTACTCAATCTTGCCAACCGGCGACGGCGACTGCGACCAGCTAATGCAGAACGTCGGCGGCGCTTCGCAGTCTGTAAACGAAACGACCGGATTCGTAGGCTCTCAGCTCGTCGGCTTCTTTCAGCATCCTACGGTCTGCTTCTTTCGGTTTGAGATAACGATGCCGAAAGGCGCCACGATCAACGGTATCGAATTCGTAGCGAAAACCGCCGCCTCGGGTACGCTCGGCCCGATCGAAATGACGGCCGGCTTCTGCAAGCGGCAAGGTACCGCGAATCCTTGGGAAGCCTCGAACGGCTTAGCGGCGTGGTCGAATCAGGCGCATATACCCTTCGGCGAGGCGAATACCTTCGCCGGCGTGCAGACCTACCCGGCCGTATGGTGGGGCGATGCGCCGGCATTCGCGGACGAAGAGCTAGACGTCGTATCGGGTATCGCTGCAGCCTGGAGCATCGGCGAGGGCACGCTAACGGGCGGAACGGCGGCCGACGTAACGGGCATGATCGCGCAGTTACAGAGCTATCTAGACGACGCGACCGTAAGCGCTAGCCGAGGCGATACCGTAAACGGCGCGATATCTGTCCTCTTCCAGATCTATCGTAAATACGTCGGTACTGCGAACCAGTCGCAACCCCTACGCTTTTCGGATCATACGAACGCGGGTAGCCATCCGGTACTAAAAATAGACTGGACGGCCGGACCGAGCGGCGCGAGCGCGAGACCGTTTCTAGGGCCCGCCGTCAGCGCTCGAGCGTCTATACAAACGACCGTAAGCGCGCGAGTTAGTGTCGGCCCGCGTGTAAGCGCGAGACCTGTAATCGTATAGGGGCGGCTATGGCGAGGCTAAAACTCAAGTACAAGGCGGCGAACCTACTGCGCCTCGAGCGTACGGTAGACGAGACCGATAATACGGCGATCGACGACGCCGCAGGCGGTACCGCGCGCGTACAGCTATTCGACGACCGTAAAGACGCCGAGCTCAGCGCCGACGAAGCGACGTCTCAGACGATCCTAAGCGTGAACCATACGCGCGGCGCGGGCCATGAATTCGCAGTAGACGACGAGCTACACATAGAGCTAGACGACGGAACCTACGACACGCTAGCGATAACGGCGATCGACCACGCGGCGAAGACCCTAACCGTAGAGACCGGCCTAACGTCGGCCGCATCGTCGGGGGCGGCGCTTAGCGTACTGCTCGGCTCGACGCTCACTATGGCCGAATTCGGTACGCCCTCGATCGACCCCGTTACCTACAACTGGGGCTACGAGGTAACGATGCCGGCGAATCATCCGGGCGTCGAGCGAGGGCAAGACGTACGCATTCAGTACGAGCTGCTCGTAAGCGGTACGGTACAACTGCGCGAGAGACTCGTAGCGACGGTAGAGGGGGCGGCGTAATGGCGTGGCGAGACTATCTACCGACCTGGGGCAAGCCCGAGACGATGGACGAAATGCGGGCCCGGCTCGAGAGCGACTACGACGAGTATATGCGCGCGCTCATCCAGCCACAGTATCGGCAAGGCGAAATGCGAAAGGGCATCACGGGCACCGAGCAGCAACCGACGCCCGGCCAGCTCGTCACCGATGGTTACTCGGGCGTACAGGCAATCGCCGCGCGAGCAATCGCTAACCGCGTCTCGGATCTTACCTTTCGCGTACAAGAGCGTATGCGCGTAGAGGACGGTACGACGAAATGGGAAGACAACGACGAGCATACGCTACTCGAGCCGCTCTTCTCGCCGAATCAGCTTCTCTCGATGCGCCAGCTGCTCAAGCTAACGAGCTACTGGCTAACGCAATCGGGCGAGGCGTACTGGCTCACCGTAACGAACGGGGCTCGTAAAGTCGTCGAGCTATGGCCCATGAGCCCGCGCAACGTCGAGAAGATCGCGGGTACCGATAGCCCCGTCGAAGCGTTCATCTTCCACGGCGAAGCCGGCGAGACGCGGTACGACCTAGAAGAAGTGATCTGGATAAGCGACCCCGACCCGGCCGATCCGTTTCAAGGCGTCGGCGTCGTCGGCCCGCAGGCGCGCGAATTCGACGCAGGTACGTTTGCGGCCGATACCGTGAGGCAGCATTTTAAATACGACGCGGTACCGAAGACGTACTTACAGGCGGGTGCCGAGGCGCAAGCGCCCGACGCCGAGACGCGTAAGCTATTCAATGCCGACTGGCGTAACCGATACAGTAAGCGAGGCGGTACCGATATCGGTCTACCGTCGTTTATCCCGACGGGCTTTACGCTCGGCGAGATAACGGGCTCGAGCAATATCGACGAGATACGCGGGTATCAAGAGTATCAGCGCGACTTGCTTCTAATGGCGAACGGCGTACCGCGCTCAATCCTAGGCGACGTCGTAGACGCGAATCGAGCGGCGGCGGATACGAATAGACTCGTATTCGATCGGCATACGGTCTCGCCGCAGGCGGGGCTAATCTGCGACGCGCTTACGCACCAGCTAGCTATGCCGCAATTCGGCCGAGATACGCGCGTACGCTTCGAGGATTTCGTAAGCGCCGACGACGACCTACGGCTACGCGAAGAGGCGCAAGACCTCGCGCTAAAGGTACGCTCGATCAATCAAGTGCTCGAAGACCGAGGCGGCGACCCCGTAGACTGGGGCGAGAAGCCCGTAGGCTCGTTTGCAGATACGCCCTACGACGGCGAAGAGAAAGACCCGCCGCCGAATCCGTTTGCCGGCTTCGATTCGGGGGGCGATGGCGACGACGAGCCCGACGACGGGGCAGAAGAGACCATAGACGACGCCGAGGGCGAGAGCGAGAGCGAAGACGCCGCACGCGCGTTTAGCATAGGCCGAGTCTCGTCGCGTATCGCCGCCAACTTCGAGCCCGACCGCTCGTGGTCTCGTATGCTGCTAGCCGATTCCGAGCATATCCCGAAGATGGTACAGGCGTTACGGCGTACGTTCGCCGGACAGAAAGCGCTTACGCTCGACGCTCTCGCGAAGCACCCCGAGCAGATTAGAGCCGCGCTCGAGGGCGAGTACAGCCGGGCCGATTTCGTCGATGAGCTATTCGGTAACGAAGACTTTAGGCGCCTCTTCGACGTACTCGTCACCCCGATACGTGAGAGCGTCTTTACTTCGTCGGCTAATAACGTCCTACTCGGTCTCGAGCATAAGCCCGTCTTGCCCTTCGACGCGGCGGCGATTCTAACGATGCGCGAAGAGGGCGCGAATCTCGTAACGATGGTGAACGAGAAGACGAAGCGCGACCTACGGAAGACGCTCGCCGACGCAATCGCCGCAGGCGACTCGCAAGAGGAGCAAGCCTCTAGGGTGCGCAAGGTATTCAATACCGCGAGCCGTAGCCGAGCCCGTACGATCGCGCGTACCGAAGTCGGCCACGCAATCTCGAGCGGCCAGCTCGCCGGCTACGCCGAGGCGAGCGACGTCGTAATCGGTCTACAGTGGAATACGGCGCGCGACGAGCGAGTACGCGATACGCACCTAATGGACGGGGTGCAGGTACGACCGCTCGGGGCGCTCTTTACGCTTCTCGACGGCGAGAAAGCCGAGGTACCACGCGTCGCCGAGGGCGGCGGGCGTCTCTCGGCGCATAACGGTATCAACTGTCGGTGCTTCGAGACGCCGATAACGTAGGGGGCTGGTATGAGATACGAACGAAAGACCGAGCTAGACAGCCGGATAGATACCGATTCGGGCGAATTCGATATGGTGATGGCCACCGAGGGCGAAGCCGCCGACGGCCATATTATCTCGATCGCCGGGCTTGAGTTTCCCGAGGCGTTTCCGCTACACGTAGACCACGCGCGCTCGACCGTCGGCAACGTCGGCAACGTCACGAACATACGCCGAGACGTACGCGACGGCGTAGCAATCTACCGAGGTGTCGGGCGGGTACGGCTAACCGGCGACGGCGAAGCGCTCGCTGCGCGCCGCGACCTCGTAGACGCAATCTCGGTCGGCGATATTCACGGTACGTCTCTTACCTGGGACGCCCCGAAAGCCGTAGAGCGCCGCTCGCTACCCGCGAAGCATTACGCCGCCGTAACCCGTAGCGAGAAAGACCCGAGAAAGCGCTTCGGGCTCTTCTTCGAGAATTCAGTAGGGGTCGAGCAGTCTATCGTCGCGATACCGAGCGATAAGGGCGCCCTGATAGGCCGCGCCGATGCGGCGACGGATGCAATCACCCGCGCGGTATGGCAGACTATGGCCGACCGCCTCGACGACGCTCCTAGTAGCCGCGAGTCGGAGATTATCGACGCCCTCGAATCTACGGTAGCAAGCCTCGAGGAGCGAGTACGGGAAGCCGAGGCGATGCCCTCGAGCGACGAAGACCCCGAGACGCTGCCCTCTATGGACGTTTGTATGCAGGCTCTAACGCGCCAGATAGGCGAGAGCGGCCGGCATAGCCAGAACGAACTAGAAGACGCGCTAGGCGATATCTACCTGGGGCTAACGGGGAAAACCTATGGACCGCGAAACGACCAATGACGAGCCGACCGCCCTCGAGGCGATGCAAGCCGAACTAGCCTCCGCAGTCGAGACCATCCGTACCGAATCACGCGACGCCGCAGTCGGGGCCGTACGAGAATTCGCCGCCTCGCTCGGTAACGAACGAAGCCGCAAGCCCCCGATTCCGAAGAAAGACGAGACGCCCGACGAAGCGCGTAAGCCCGCAGGCGAGCGAAGCGCTCTCGGCGATCGCGGCGGCGAGGCACTCTACGCTCGAGACCTTCGGGTCGTCGGCGATACCCGCGACCGCCTCTACGCACGTATGGAGTCGGGCCGCTCGATCGTCGAAGTCGAAGAGCTGCGCGCCGCGCGCAATCCGCGTATGGACGACCTCGCTCAAGAGTGGGCCGCGACCCTCATTTCTCGCAACGTCAATCGTCGCGAAGAGCTGCACGCGGAGCTGAACGGGCGCTACTGGGAATCGCTCGGCTATTCTCGAGCGCCGCTTCTCGAGGGCTTGCCCGATGCGTCTTCGGGCTTCGCCGTTGGCTCGGGTGCCGACCTGCTGCCCTTGCCGCTCGCTTCGCAGCTCATCGTAGAGCGCGACAAGGCGAGCAAATTCCGCAGTATGGTCAATACGTTTCCGATGACGACGTCGACGGAGCGTATCCCGATCTTGCCGACCATGACGGCGAACGCGCGGCTCGAGAATGCCGTCTATGCCGACGGGTCGCCGACCTCCGATGGCGCCTTGCTCCACGCGAAAGACGTGGGCGTCAGCTTCTCGGCGGGTCGTAACTTCCTCGAAGATTCGGCATTCAATCTCGCCAACCAGCTCACGGTCGTAGCCGGCGGCGCTATCGGGGCCGAAGAAGACCGCCAGATATGCGTATCGACGGCGAACGCGGGAGAGATCACCGAGGGTTTCGGCGGCGCGACGATTACGGATATCGCCGAGACGACCGCCACGACGATCGGTTTCGTCGACCTCGTAGCGCTCTACTACGGCGTACCCGAGCAGTACCGCTCCAATGCGAAATGGTTCGCGACCGATACGACCCTGCAAGACCTCTTGCAGATTCTCGACAGCCAGGGCCGGCCCGTACTGCTCGGGGGTCTCGATTCGCCTCGGGCGATCAACGACCTCGACCCGGACGCCGTAGGGACGATCTTGAACAAGCCCGTCTTCGAGGTACCGCTGGCCGACGACTTCATCCTCTTCGGCGATCCGATGTGGTACGCCCTCGGTACTCGGGCGGGTATTCGCGTCGACGCCGAGCGAGCCGTTACTACTGGCTTGTGGACGTGGGTAATCGACGAGCGTATCGACGGGCGGGTAATTCCTACCAGCGCCGTTAATACAAATGCTAGCTGGCGCAAGGTCGTCTACTAGGACGGGTAGCGCCTAGCTCGGGGGTCTGATGGCGAAAGCAGCGGTAGAGACGCAATCGCAGACGTTTCGTATAGCTCGCAAGCTACAGATGATAATCGGTAGCGACCTGGGCGGGCCCGGCCACGTCCGCGCGCGTCTCGATGCGATGTGCGAGAAGATGAAAGCAGCCGGCGGCGCTCTACCTGATTACGTCGTCGAGTGGTACAAGGCCGATGACGCGCGACGCGCCGAGGCGGGTACGCCCGCCGCCCCCGAGCCGCAAGCGCCCGCCCCGAGCGAGCCCGATCGCGACGAGTAGCGATGTCCGATCTAACGACTACGGGCGCCGTGAAAGCGTACGCGGGCGTTAAGGGCAGCGGCGACGACCAAGAGATACAGGGTCTCGTCGGCGCAATCTCGAGTTATCTGCACGGGCGGGTAGGCCACGACTACGAGGGTACGGCCATCGTCGCCGAGCATCACAGCTCGCCCGCCTCGGGCGCTCTCGTACTCGAGAAGCCGGCCGCAGCGATCGACGCGGTACGAGTCGGTACGGGTACGATCGCGGCGAGCGGCTACGAGCTACAGGGCGAGCGGCTCGTCTATCGTCTCTCGTCGGGCGAAACGATCGACTGGACGGCGGGCGTACGCAATATCGAAGTCGACTATACGCCGACGACCGAGGTACCCGCAGACCTCGAGCTAGCCGCCCGAGAGCTAGCGGCATTCATGCTCAAACAATCGGCACTAGAGGGCGGCGCCTCGCGCTTCGGTCTCTCGGCGCAAGCGAGCGGCGATACGGGCTCGGCCGACTACTTCGTACAAGCGCTCGCGCAGCTACCCTTCGCCGCCGCCGTCTTGCGTCGCTACTCTCGGTTTGCGTAATGGCGCTCAACGGCGTACGGCTCAACGTAGCCGACTCGGTGCGTATACAGCGCTTTCTAAAGCAGCTAGACCCGAAGACGCGTCGCGGCGTACTCAGCGAGGTAATGCGCGCGATCGGTAACGAGACGAAAGCTGACGCGCGGCTTAACCGCATCGTACGCGGCCGAGGCAAGGCGCCGCCGTTACGGCGTAAACTCTCGTGG